TTGGTTCCGCCACGAAACTGACGCCCACCAGGACGCACAGCTACAACTAATCCGCCAGGACTTCGGCAACGAGGGCCTGGCCATCTATTGGCTGCTCCTTGAGAGGGTCGCTGGGGCCACGCCGGCCTACGGTCAGCCCCACGACTTCAGCCTCACGCTACCCGTGGCTGAGTGGTGCTCGTATCTGTGCGTAAGGAGGCCAAAACTGGGTCGTTACTTGGTAGCCGCGCAACAACGGCAACTCTGTTACTCAATAGTGACGGGAAACCTGCTGACCATCGGAATCCCTAAGCTAGCGAAAATACGGGACAACTACTCCCGCAGACGCAGCGCGTTGGAGGCCCACACTACGTCCACCGAGGACCCCCAACTACGTCCAGTAGAGAAGACTAAGTCTCAGACTAATACTAAGACTAAGAAAGAAAGAAAGACTAAGGGGTTCAGACTCATCGAAGGGGGGTTGAGGGATGCTTAAACAAGAGTTCGAGACGCACTACAAAAAACTATGCTCGCTGTTCGGAGTGACCTACACCGACCTCAAGCAACGGCAATGCCATGTGTGGTTCTCAAGGCTCGGAGGCGAGGACCCAGATGTTCTCTCTCTAGCTATCGATTTGACAGCAGACCGGAGCGAGAACTTCCCATCGATGGCAGTCGTCCGAACGGCCATCAGGGATACCATGCGTGAGCGCCGCGAGCGCCACCAACAGACCGACCGCATCATAGACGAGCAGCTACACGCCAATGACAAGGACCGGGTCCCCTACGAGGTCGGAAGCGTAGCACTGAAGGTCATCAGTGAGATGATGGGCCAGAAGTACTCAGGCGAGCAGATAGCCGAAGTCGTAGACCGGGTCATCAAGGGCGGGAGCCCAAGGTTCGCAGACATGGAGCCCGAGGGGCGGAGGGGGCAAGGTGCAGGAATCAGCAGCCGTTAAGGAGCGCAAGCCAAAGCCCGAGGCCGAGTGGGCCGACATATGGACCGAGCAGCCCCGTAGGGTGCGTATCGGAGAGCCGTACATCGCCATGCATCGTGAGATGATACACCTAGCAGTGATGGACCTGACGCTAGACCCTAACGTCAACCGTGGCGCTAACTGGCCAGCTATACAGTCGGCCTACAAGTGGCTGACACGTAAGGCCCACGAACCTTACTGCCGGTGTGACCAGTGTGCAGGTGATGGTGGGTACTGGCTCAGCCTAGAGTTCTGTTGCCTGACCATCACCAAGGCCACCGGACGACCCATGAACGAAAGCTACATCCGCAGGAAGGTCCAGCCCCTACTCAAGTTCGTCGGCAACCAGATTGGCAAGCGTGACAAGGCCAGAGCCCAGCCGTCCATCATGAGCCTAGGCCAACGTAAGAAACACATCCGTAGCTGATGGCCAAGGACCTCACAAAACGACGTAAGCGCATCCTCACGGTGAAGCAGGAGGCGTTTGCCAAGCACTACGCCGAGACTCGTAAACCCGCCGAGAGTTACCGGGTGGCTGGATACGCACCCAGCTCTAACCCACATGAGGATGCGCGGGCCGCGCAGAACATCCTACGTATCCCCCACGTTAAGGAGCGTATAGACGAGTTTATCGCCAGAAAGGACCGGCAATATGACATTAGGGACGGAGCCTTGCTCGGAGAAATCGCAACGGTCGCCTTCAGCTCGGCCGCCCATCTCGTCGATGCTGAGACCGGCGAGCCCATCCCGCCTAACCGCCTGCCGCCGGCCGTCGCAGCAGCCATTCAGGAGGCGTCGTTCGATGGTGAGCGGTGGCGCTACCGCTTCTACGACAAGCTCAAGGCACTGAACCTAGCGGCCCAGATAAAGGGGCTGGTCAAGGATAAGCAGGGTGGCGTGACGGTCACACTCAATTGGGACAAGGAACCCAAGGCCATCGACATCACGCCTGGCAAGGACGAGGGGTGATAGGTAACGCAACCATTCCCAATCACCACGCATCGGTGCTCACGCCCCATCAAAAGGGGGGCGGGGGGTGGGTTTAGGATGACTGCGCGCGCCCATCGAAACCTATCGCGGCCAGCGCGCTATCGAATGGTTGGCCGACCACGTTCGACGGACCCACCCCGCGGTTTCGCCGGACGGGGAGCGAGAGGCATCCCCCACGGATATTTTTCAGGATTTTAGGTAATGGCATATTACTCACCCCGACTCGGCCCTCTGTTCGACCTACCTGCACGTAGGGCCGACCCTAAGCCCTCCAAGGAGGCTGCCCTAGCCCTGGTCACCAGTGGTGCTCGGGGGGCTCTCCACGCCCGTGTATTGGCCTTGGTCGAGTCATCGCCTGGCGACACCAGCCGGGAATTGGCCGGCACGGACACGACCCTCTACTATCAGGTAGCCCGTCGGCTTCCCGAGCTAGAGAAGCGCGGACTGGTCCGCCGGGGGGAGGCGCGGCCCAGCCGCGGGAGTAACCGGCGTGCTACGACATGGTGGCCGAATGGGAGGTAACGATGGGGTCAACTGTCCATAATTTTTACATCGACCCGAAGAAGGTCCCACCCGAGGGCTCGCCCAAGGTGCTGGAACTCATCAGCTTAGGGGCGGGTGTTCAATCGACAACTATGGCGCTCATGGCCGCCAAGGGTGAGATTACGCCGATGCCGGACGCGGCCATCTTTGCCGATACGGGCGGCGAGCCACAGCACGTTTACGACCACCTAGAGCAACTCATCCCACAGCTCCCGTTCCCCGTCCACAAGGTGAAGGCGGCCGGGGGGTCCCTCGAAGAAGTGAGCCTGAGGGTTCGCACCAGCAAGAAAACAGGCAACCGCTACACGAAGTCTCTTATCCCCGCGCACATCGACGGGGCGGGCCTCATGGGACGCCGCTGCACGAAGGACTTTAAGATAACCCCACTCCGAAAGAAGGCACGCGAATTAGCGGGCATCGTCGGAAAGCAGACGAAGGTTCTCCGCGTCCGCCAATGGATAGGCATATCGCAGGACGAAATTCAGCGCATGAGGTCCAGCGATGAGCTGTGGGTTGAAATCGTTCATCCTCTCGTTGACCTTCGCATGACGCGACAGGACTGCTTGAGGTGGATGGAGTTGAACGGCTATCCCGAACCGCCCCGGTCGAGTTGTGTCTGGTGCCCGTTTCATGACCTGACCGAGTGGTCCCGATTGTCAAAAATGCCACGCGAGTGGGCCAGAATCGTCAAGTTTGAGAAGGACTTACAGGCGGCGGCCGAGCAGAACACCGGCTCGGCCAAGCTCAGCGGGTTGCCGTACCTGCACCCCGACCGAATCCCCATCGACGAGATTGACTTCGATGTGCCCGACAAGCAGATGGACTTCGGGTTTCTAAACGAGTGCGGCGGGATGTGCGGTGTTTGACTTTAACCCGTGGCAGGCTGGCTTGATTGGCTACGCGATAGGTTTTTTGGTGGCACTTGTTTGCTGGGATGTATCACGCCGTCGCAAGGAGGCCGACCATGAATAAGCCGCCGCCGTGGTGGCGCGCCGGCCGTCCGATGACCAAATGAGTGCCCTGACCGAACGCCTATTGGAGGTGGTGCCCTTGGTCGAGAATATCGCTGCCGAGACTACCGAGGAGGGCCAGCACGCGATGCGTGCATTCCTGAGCTTGATTGGATTAACTGGTTTATTGAACGGTGAGGACTTCACCCGTGTGATGCGGGCGATGCATATCATCGTGTACGCGATGGGGGACCCCGAGGACTGGCTCGGTGACGACGAGGATTAATGGGTATCAGGTAGAGGGCAAGTTCTGCCGTAATTGCCGCAAGCCGATAAAGTGGCAAGTCGCGCGCTGCTGGGATTGCACCGTCCTGATGCGTCTTCGCCGGCAGAGGAGTCGCCAGTATCGGCTCCTACAGGACAAGTTCGATGTCGATTGAGGTGGCCTGTCGGCGTTGTGGTGCCGAGCCCAAGCTAGCCGTGATTGAGCTGCCCTTGCACCGCTTCGCATTAGGCTTAGCCTGTCAGTGTAAGGTCTTTTACCAGCAGCCGGAAGTGTTCGAGTCGGTCGAGGAGTGCGTCCGCGACCTCGAAATACAGATTATCGAGGACCAAATGACCAACCCCGGCAGCTCCGATGGCCCCGGCAACGGGACAATACATTGATTTTTTAGGTATTCACGGGGCGCTAATGTCCGTTTATACGATTACTTATGAGTGATTCATCATGCGAGGGCTTCACGGCCGGCGAGTTGATGCAGATTGTGCGCCGCCAGACGCGCGAGGGTGACCGTCGGGACCAGCTCGGTCTGACGATTGCCGCCCGCGTTCTTGGCATTGAGAGTGTCCTGTACTCGGAGATGGTCGATTGCGAAAAGCATGACGCTATCGAGGAGTTGGTCATGGCGCTCAAGCGCGACCTCGACGCGCCGTAGTGCGGCTCCCGAGGTCCCTAAAGATTTGCGGTCATGTCTTTCAGGTCCGTAGCTGGCCACGTTCGCGCATGGACCCCCCAAACAAACGCTCGCTCAAGAACAACGAGATTATCGGCCGCAAGTACCATCACTACGGCTCGATGTACCCTGACGACCAGCTCATCGTTATCTGTCGCGACCAGACCGACCAGGCCAAGAAGGAATCCATCATCCATGAGTGCGGGCATGCTATTTTTGAATTTTGTCATCTCCGCGCTGAGCTAAAGGGGGGTGCCCGGACTGAGGAGAAGGTGGTGCAGGCTCTCGGCAATGCATTGATGATGTTGATGGATGATAACCCCAAACTCCTCGCCCTATTCGGTAAATAACCGTGCGGTTGCCATCTCCGGTGCCGTGCTTGTTCTCGGTGGCCGAGCGTTGCTGGCATCCGGTCTCTACCTTCCTGGCTTTATTGTCTCACTGGTCGGTGATGGGTGCTGGCTCTACTACGGCGTGGCGACGAAGCAGTGGTCGCTGGCCATCCTCGACATGAGCCTACTGGTCATCGACACCATCGGGGCCTACCGGCAATGAACAATAAGGACCTCGTGTTCCTGGTCCCCGACGTCCACGTGCCCGCACACGACGAGGCCGCGGTGGAGGTGTGCCTGAAGGCGCACGAGTATTTACGCCCGCATAGAACGATTCTGCTTGGGGATGTCCTCGATGCCGGTACGTTTTCTAGTTGGGGTGCATCAACAATCGCCGAGGTTCGAGTCCACAACTTCCAGTCGGAACTCGACACCGCTAAGGCGCTGCTCGCTCGCCTCGAAAAGAACACAGACAAGATAGTTTTCATCGAGGGCAACCATGAGTACCGCGTCGAGCGGTACTCGATACGCCAAGGACTGGCCGGCGTAGCAATCCACGAACTAATCAGCCCACGGGTCCACTTGTCGGCCGACCGCGAGAAGCCGTTCCAGTGGGTGCCATACGTTGAGCGCGGTGCCCTGAGTTTCTACCCCATTACCCGCGATTTAATTGCCTGCCACGGGTGGTCGCACGCTAAGCAATGCAGCACCCAAATGCTGGCACTGACCCAGTCGCGGTCGGTCGTCTTCGGTCATGTCCACCGGCAGGTATCGACGACGACTCGCGACCCGTTCTCAAATAAGCGCCGCGTGGCCTGGTCGCCAGGCTGCCTGGCTGGCCTCCAGCCCACCTACCTGCACGGCTCACCTGCCGAATGGACCCACGGGTTCGGGCTTGTCTATATTGGCAAGTCCGGCTTCTCGGAATACACATGCTCAATCAGTAAGGGGCAGACCGTCCTGCCTGACGGCAAGCTCATTGTAGCGTGAATTTCTATCCGCGCCGCAGTATCCGCGACCGGCTCGGGCATGTCCCGTACTGCTATCGGTGCTGGAATCCGCTCCGGCCAGAGGATAAGGTGTATGACTATCTACGCGACGATAAGCAGGGCGGCTTGAAGCCGGTGTGCAGGGGGAAGTGTGAGCAGAGTAAACGGTGACGGCGGCCACTACCGCCACGGCGGCATGGAGCCGCTCGATTATATCGTGGCCAACGAGATGGGCTTTCGCGAGGGGAGCATTGTCAAGCTGGCGACCCGGTTTCGATTCAAGGGCGCGGATGACTGCCCCGACTGCCATCCGGGCGAGGCGTGCCCTAAGCATCAGGTGGCCGACCTACGAAAGATTCAGTTTTTTGTTTGCGAGCTAATCGAGGGCATTGAGGCCCAGGCGATTAAAGAACCATCACCAGGGAGTTATCCATATGACAGGTAGATACCTAAGAGACAGTTACCCTAACCCGTTCGGCGTTGAGCCGTCGAGCAAGGAAGAGGCCCGGATGCAGAAGGCCCAGCGTGACTACGACATCGTCGTCAGTGCCGAGAACCGGGCTAAGGCCGCCAAGGAAAAGAAATCCAAGACTTCGAAGTAATCACCGAAGCGCACGACGCCGACGACGTCCAGCTTCCCCATAAGTTCACGCCGCGGGACTACCAGCGCCCGCTCTGGAAGGCGATGTTCGAGGATGGGTATAAGCGCGCGTGCATCGTGGCACATCGGCGCTCGGGTAAGGACCTGAACTCCATCCACCTGTGTTGCGCTAAGGCTATGGAGCGGGTCGGCTCCTACTGGATTATATACCCGACCCAGACACAGGCGCGCCGCTCTATCTGGTTCGGCATGACCGGCGATGGCACGCCCTACCTCGATGCAATTCCCCACGAACTACGCACGCAGGTCAACAACACGGAGATGCGGATACATCTCTGTAACGGCTCCACTATCTCTTTTGTGTCAGCTTCGGACGTTGACCAGCTCGTCGGCGGAAACCCAATCGGGGTTATCTTCAGTGAGTACTCGCTGCCGGGCACGAACATGGACAAGGCGTGGGACCTCGTCCGACCAATCCTGGCTGCGGCCGACAACGACGGGTGGGCCATAATGATTTACACCCCGCGCGGTCGGAACTGGGGGTGGACGCTCTTTAACGCAGCCGAACAATCCGAACGCTGGTTCACGCAGCGGCTGAGCGTGGACGATACGCGTCGCGCCGACGGGTCGCCCGTTATCAGTCCCGAGGCCATCGAGGACGAGCGCATCGCCGGCATGGACGAGTCGCTCATCCAGCAGGAGTTCTACGTGGACTGGGATGTCGCGCTCTCGGGTGCGTACTACGCAGAGGACCTAAAGAAGGCCGAGGCTGAGAACCGCATCACCAATGTTCCCATCGAGGCCACGCTAGACCTTGAGGTTTCGATGGACCTTGGCATGGACGATTCGACTGCGCTGATTTGCTTCCAGGTTCTCGGTGACCGAGAGGTTCGGGTGGTCGGGTATTACGAGTCCTCCGGCGAGGGGCTCGCTCATTACGTCCAGTGGATTCGGGACTTCGCGGCCAAGCACAAGGTCCGGGTCGGCCGCATCATCGCCCCGCACGACATCGAGGTCCGCGAGCTGGGCACTGGCGTCTCGCGAAAGGAGATGCTCGTCCGCATGGGCATCCGGGTCACGGTCGCCCCGAAGCTCAAGGTGCAAGAGGGCATCGACCAGGCCCGGCGGATGTTCCCGTTATGTTGGTTCGACAAGGAGCGGTGCGGCGAGCTGCTCGAACTGCTGGCGGCATACCGCAAGGAGTGGAACGAGAAGAACAAGGCGTGGCGCATGACGCCCGTCCACGATTACGCTAGTCACGCTGCCGATTCGTTCAGGTACTACGCATCGGTCTTTCGTCCAAGACGGGCCGATGCCGGCCGAGCGCCCATCATTGCCAACACCGACTTCGACGTTTTCGGGTAGCCTGCTGCCCCGACGGGCTCGCTATGGAGAATCACTTATTGACTGGTGGGTCGTGTTCACCGACTATGACTGGCGCGAAGAGGACTCACGGCGGCATGGGGTTTGGTGGCAGCCCTGGAGATTGCTCACCCGGCCCGGCTTCCGACATTGCTTCGCGCTTAGAGCACAGCAGGGTGTATGGACCGAAGTTAATTCCCATGTTTGCAACACAGATGTTACGGTTCTACCGACCGACGCATACCCCAACCTGCCTTACGACATGGCCCGACGAGGCAACTGTCACATCATCCAAGTTATCCGATACCGGGGGCTCCAGTACATCCGCCGGGGACTCCGAGGTCAGTTCAACTGCGTCACCCTCACTAAGCACCTTCTCGGAATCGACGCCTCCTGGGTCCTCACACCGCATGCGTTATACAAATTCCTAATCAAAGAGGGGCACGTAGAGATTGAAACCCAGTAAGCCGAAGAAGACCGCCGCCCAACTCAAGGCTCAGCAGGCCCAGGCCGAGCAGCTCCAGCGCGACGAGACTCGGGTCGCCGCTAAAGAGGCGGCCCAACGTAAGCGCAAGATGGGCATGGAGTCGCTGTTGGGCTCCGGCGGCGAACTCGGGACCGGGGGGCCGCAGCCCGCGGCCACCAGCAAGCTGGGGACATACTAAGTGCCCAAGAACGCGAGAACGCTGGTCCCCGAGGGCAAGGTCGTCGCGATGCGTGGCCGACGCCGCGGTCGGGGCAAGCCGTCCGATGCCGCCCAGTTGGTTAAGCGATTCGAGGCCGCCGCAGCGGGCCGCGACCTGTGGGCCTCGTATTGGCGTGAGTGTTATGAGTTTGCGCTTCCCCACAGGAACCTATTTTCCGGGCAGGCTGCTGGTGCGAAGAAGGACGGCAAGGTCTTTGACTCGACGGCCGTTGAGGCCGTCCAGTCGTTTGCGTCTGAGCTGTCACAGGCGCTCATCCCGCCGTTCCGGCGTTGGGTCCGGCTTGTCGCCGGCACCGATGTTCCAGAGGAGCACCGAGCCGAGATTAATCTTGCGCTAGACAAGGAGACCGAGGTCCTCTTCCAATACCTCGACCACTCCAACCTGGCCACCGAATCACATGAAGCATTACTAGACCTGGCTGTCGGAACCGGAGCCCTGCAAGTCCAAGACTCAGGCGACGACACCAACCCACTTAGATTCACCGCCGTGCCACTGGCCCAGCTCGTCGTCGAGGAGGGGCCGATGGGTACGGTCGAGACCGTGTTCCGCGAGTACTCCATGCCGGCCCGCAACGTCCAGCGCACCTGGCCGCAGGCTCGCGTATCGGACGCACTGGCTAGCCTCATCGAGCGCAACGGCGACGAGCGCGTCGGTCTAATCGAGGGCACGGTCTACGACCCCGAGGGCGGCTATCGCTATGTCGTCATCGAGCGGGAAGGAAACCACCTGGCGGTTGATTCGTTCTTGGATGATAGCCCGTGGGTTATCTTCCGGTGGATGGTCGTCACTGGCGAGAAGTACGGCCGCGGGCCGCTCATGTCGGCGCTCCCCGACATCAAGACCGCCAACAAGGTCGTCGAACTCGTACTGCGTAACGCAGCCCTGGCCGTGTCGGCACCGATGCTGGCCGTTGACGACGGCATCTTGAACGCCCACTCAATCAGGCTTCGGCCGGGCGCAATCATCCCGGTCCTGAACCCCGACAGCCTTCGCCCGCTGGAGCTGGGCGGCAACTTCGACGTCAGCGAGCTGGTCCTAAATGACCTCAGACAAAGTATCCGCGAGAAACTCTACGTACAGGAACTACCCCCCCTTGAAGGACAACCGCGCACCGCGACCGAGCTACAGATAAGAAATCAACAACTGTTGCGCCGTATCGGTTCGTCCTTCGGTAGGCTCCAGCACGAGCTGGTCTTTTCGGTAATTCGTGGGGCATTAAAAATCCTGCAACGTCGCGGCAAGATGGCACCCATCAAGCTCGACGGCCGCGAGGTCGATGTCGAGTTCCGCGGGCAGTTGGCCCAGGTCCAAGACCAGCAGGACGTCATGGTGCTCGAATCATTCCTCCAGATTGTCGGCGCGCTAGGCCCCGAGGTGACAGCCGGGACTTCACGCATCGAGGACATACCGGAGTATGTTGCCGGCAAGCTCGGCGTTCCCCAGGAACTCGTGCGGTCAAAGGCCGAGCGCGAGAAGATAAAGCAGGAGATGGCCCAGGCCGCCCAGCAGCAACAGGCCGAGGCCGCCGCTCTCTCGCCGCCCGCTACACCCGCCGGAACCGGCCCCGCGATTCTCGGAGCCCAGCCGGCGATACCGGGAGAGGGCGGCTAATGGCTCGAAAGGGTCTTAGGCGTTGGCACTCCCGGCCAACCGATGTGGATGTGGCAGCCCCTCTCGTCGCCACGGTTGGGCCTCAAGCCGTCATGGTGGTCTCTGCCCGTTCATCCGTTACAGCCGTTCGGCCCGATACCGCCACCGATGCCGATACCGACGCGGTGGCGTTGGAGGCCAAACGCTATGCCATACTAACCTCGATACAGTAGATGCCGCTTTCCGAGCAGCAACTAGCCCAAGGTCAGGCCCCCAGCACGGCCGCCGTCCTCTACTCCCCCGCGTCCAGCGAAACGGCGATTGTCCGCACAATCAATATCTGTAACACCGACACGGCCGCGCACACGGTACGAATCTTCCATGACAACGACGGTGGGACCTTCGACGAGACCACGGCGCTGATATGGAATATGAGCGTGCCGGGCAACGGGACCGTCGTCTTCGACGTCTACGTCGCTATGGGCAACCCGGCCGGCCAGATTGGCATATACGCCAACACCGCAGAGAAGGTCACGGTGACTCTGTACGGCGCGGTGATAACCTAATGGGACTCAAGGATTTCGGTGGCACCACCACCTCGCCGCCTTCGACCGGCGGCACCGTCTCGACGGTCATCGCAGCGCAGCTCATGATGGCCGAATCCCCAGGCCCGGTAGTAGGCGACCCCAAGAGCTTCATCCTCCAGCAGGTGCCAGCCGATGCTAGTCAGGTGGCCGTGTACCTCAACGGCCAGCGATGCACGTTCACTAGCGACCCGCAGGGCCGGACTGAGTTCTCGGTTGACGTCGCCACCAAGACTGTCGCGTTCGGCATCGCCCCTGACGCAGCAGACGTATTCCAATGCGACTACGCGATGCACCCGCCGCAGTCGGTGGTGCTCGGGGAGGATATTGCCACCTCCGGCGGGACCGCCTTCGACCTCACCACGGCACCCCGCAACACATCCGAGGTCGCGGTCTACCTAAATGGCCAGCGGCTCGAACAGGCTGACGATGATAC